AACAACAATATGTCACTGAGTTACCCATTAGCTACACCAACGTCTATCGGGATTGAGAGCATTGAGCTAAGGGCAGTTAATGCTGTAGCTACCTCTCAGTCTCCCTTTACCTATAAGCAACAGGTCATTTCCCACGGTGGACAGAAGTGGGAAGCCTCAGTCAGTATTCCCTCGGTGCATCGTGATAAAGCTGCACAGTGGAAAGCAATGCTAGTTGGCCTTAAGGGCCAAAGGGGTACATTCCTCTTAGGTGATCCTGACTATGCTACACCACAGGGTACAGTTAGCTTATGTGAACTCACAGGTAATGCTGGGGATGAAACTGTTACTGTCGCTATGACGGGTACGCTACTTGCTGGGGACTACATTCAGCTTGGGTCAGAATCATCTGCTAAACTGCACCAAGTCCTCGTAGATCAAAACGGTGATGGTAGCTTAGAGATATGGCCAGCGTTACGCTCTGACTATACGGGTGAGACAGTTATCTTTAATGCACCAAAGGGTGTCTTTAGACTAGCAACAAACATATCCTCATGGTCAATCAATAATGCGTCAACATATGGAATATCGTTTGAGGCTGTTGAAGCCCTCGTGTAATAAGGAAATACCATGTCAAGAGACCTAACCCCGACTACAGTAACTTCAATAGAACAACCTGAAGTATTTCCTTTCTTTGCTGTTGACCTCCTGTTTGATGGTAATCCTGTGTACACTTGGACTGGTGTAGGAACTCTCACTGTAGGTGAGAAGAATTACGTTGGTGCAGGTCAACTCTTAAACATCTCAAGCATAGAAGAAACGCAAGAGATGGCTGTTAAGGGAGCAACAATAACCCTAACTGGTATCCCCTCAAACTTAATCAGTTTAGCCCTCACGCAACCTTATCAGGGTCGTGTGTGTAATATTTATTTCGGGGTCATGGGTGAGAAGGTATTAAATCAGGTCTTCTCAGGTTACATGGATCAGATGAACATCGAAGAAGCTGGAGATACAGCTACTATCGAGATGACTGTTGAGAACAAACTTATTGACCTTGAGAGAGCTAGAGTAGCTCGGTTTACCTCTGGTTATCAGAAGTCAGTTTACCCCGGTGATCTTGGGTGTGACTTTATTGAAGACTTACAGGACAAGAAACTACCTTGGGGTAGGGCGTCAGACGATGAAGTAAGAATGGCTATGGCGGCTGCGAATGCTATGCGCCCGACTATAGGGTATTAGCATAATGGTTAAGTATCAACAAGAGTTTCTAAGCCTTGTGGAAGATGAAGTTGCCCCCTTAGCTATACTTGAGTGGGACGAGTCAGGTCATCCTACACAAGAGCTTCATATAAACTGGGATGAGTACTTTCGTTTAGAGGAAGCTGGACATCTTAAGTTCTTCACCGCGAGAAAAGATGGACTATTGATTGGGTACTTTGTCGTTCTCATTACAACCCCCCTGACATCTAAGTTTGACCCTGTTGGGATTTACGATGCAGTTTACGTCCACAAGGACTACAGGAAGTCTACAGTGGGTAAACGACTGTTTAAGTTTGTGGAGACTTGTATGAAAGAAGATGGTATCTACAGGGTTGTAGCGTCTTCCTCTAGCAAGAACCCTATTGGTCGTTTCCTTGTGCGCATGGGATACCATGAGATAGAAACTAAATACGAGAAGGTTTTATAATATGGTTGTAGTCCAAACCCTTCTTGCGATTGGAAGTGCCACTTTTTACGCTCTTGCTTTGCCAGCGACAACCTCTCTATTTCTAATAGGTGCTGTCGGTGCTGGAACAATCGCACTTGGTGCAGCAGCATTACGGGCGCTTATGCCCAAACCACCAAGTTTTAACAACCGTGGCTATCAAACTACAGCTATTGGCACTGCATTAGACCATCAGATTATCTATGGTAAGGTTCGTGTTGGTGGCGCTCGTATATACGATGAAGCCACAGGTCAGAATAACAAGTACCTACATCGTGTTGTTGCTGTCGCTGGACATGAGATACAGTCCTTTGATGAAATCTACATCAACGATGAGATTGTAACACTAGACGGTAGCGGAAATGTTACCTCCCCAAGTAAGTACGATGGTAAAGTCCGTATCAAGTTACACTTGGGTTCACCAAATCAAACTGCTGATACCTTCCTTGTAAATGAGTCTGCCCACTGGACTACTGAACACAGGCTCCGTGGTATTGCTTATATGTATATACGGTTAGCCTTTGATGCTGATGTATTCCCCAATGGTATCCCTGAGATCACAGCTACCATCAGTGGTAAGAAAGTCTATGACCCTCGTACATCAACGACAGCATGGTCAGATAACCCAGCTTTATGCTTAAGGGATTACCTAACGTCCTCTTATGGCATAGCTGAAGAAACTGCTAACATTGATGATGCTTTGGTCATTGCTGCTGCTAACGTAAGCGATCAACTTGTAGGTAGCCCTGTTTTCAAAATGTATGTAGGCGGTGAGTACAAGATTAAAACTGTAGGTAATACTGACTTTACATTGTATGGATCGGCTAACAATAACGTAGGGACTGTGTTTATAGCAACAGGGTTTCCAACAGATCAAAATGAATCAGGGGTTGTAGAAACTGCAAGATACACTTGTAATGGTGCTTTCACTACAGCCTCTACTCCTTACGACATGATTAACGGTATCCTAACGTCTATGGACGGTAGCTTATGGTATGCTCAAGGTAAGTGGCGCATGAAACCGGCCTACTGGACTGCACCTGTGCTAGACCTCAACGAAGATGACTTACGCTCTAGTGTCAGTGTATCCACACGTCACTCCCGTAGGAATAACTTCAATACTATCAAAGGTACATTCCGTGGTGAAGAGAGCAACTGGCAGACTACAGACTACCCACAAGTAACTAATGCAGCATTTGTTGCCGCTGATGGTGGACAGGAGTCCGTAGCTGATGTTGATCTACCATTTACAGATAACTCTATTGAAGCTAGACGCATTGCTAGAATTTCGCTGGAGCGTAACCGACAGCAGCTTATTGTTAATGCTTCCTTTGGGTTAAAGACACTTCAGGTACAAGTTGGTGATAACATCCGCTTGACTAACTCCCGCTTTGGTTGGGATAACAAAGAGTTTGAAGTTATCGCTTGGAGCTTTGGCCTTACTGATGGCCTTGACCTACAGACACAGATGACCTTACGGGAAACTGCTGAATCTGTATATGATGAAGTTGATGATGGTGTTGTGTACGAAAGAGATAACACAACCCTTCTGTCACCCTTTAGTGTTCCCTCTGTCGGACTGTCTGTGTTAGCTGTGGCTCAGGTTAGTAACCAAAAAGTATCTAATATAGCTGTAGCTACAGTTACATCAAGTCGCCCAGAGGGTATTGACTATGTAGAAGTAGAATACAAGCTGTCAACTGAATCAACCTATTCCTCTTTTGGTCAGGGGCCGCTGGGTGAATTTAAGGTAAGAGACTTACAAGTTGCTGACTATGACTTTAGAGCTAGGGCTATAAACACCTTTGGCATCAAGGGGGAGTTTTTTAATATATCAGATGTGGAGATCAATGCTTTTATTGGTGATCCCTCTGATGTGTCTTCTTTAACGACAGAACTATCTGGAGGAACTCTATTTCTATCGTGGCCCCCTGTCCCTGATGCTGACTTGAGCCACTATGAAGTCAAGCATAACTCTAATACCACAGGTGCCACTTGGGGTAACTCCACTACAATCATTGAGAAGATTGCTAGACCGGGGACTTCAGCTACAGTTCCAGCTAGGTCTGGTACATTCTTAATTAGAGCCTACGATAAGGAGGATAACTTTAGTGAGAATGTAACCTCAACCATAGTCCTTCCCTCTGAGTTACCTCAGTTGGGTCAAACTGACACTCAGACTGAAGACCCGACATTCTCTGGCACTAAGACTAACACCACTGTAATATCCAGTAATTTAGAGATTGACGATACCTCTGCCGCTAGTCCGACAGGTGAATATCTTTTCAGTAACTACATAGACACAGGATCATCTCGTAACGCTCGTATCACGGGCATACGCACATTCACCCGTGGTTATGATAATGGCACGTTACTGTGGGATAGCATTCCTCAGAACTTTGATACTTGGCCCGGTAACTTTGACACTTGGACGGATGAAACCGCTGAATTTGGTGATGTATCTATTGCAGTTTATGTATCAGCCACACCAGATGATCCCGCCAGTTCTCCAACTTGGGGTAGCTACGTTCCTGCCAATGGTGCTATTGTAGTTGGCCGAGCCTTCCGCTTTAAGGCCATCTTAAGTAGTACAAACACGAACTTTACTCCAGTTGTATCTGCACTTAGTGCAACAGTCGAATACTAATAGAAAGGGCTATTATGAGCCAACATGACTTAGACATTGCTAATCAAACAGCCTCTTCCGCTAGAGCAGATATTAACTCTGCATTAAAAGCACTTGGTAGTACTTCATCTGGCCCCGCGGCCCCCCTTACTACATACGCAAATATGTTATGGTATGACACGGGGTCTAGCACACTGAAGATGAGGACAGAGGCCGACGACCAGTGGATCAGTATAGGATACTTAGATCAGGGTTCAGATGCTTTTCGTATCTTTGATGACACCTTGGTGGTATCTTCTGGCGGAAGTCAGACGGGTCTTATCGGAGATCAGTCCACAGCTACTTGGCAAGCTGGTACAGGAACTACTGAAAGCCTTGTGTCGCCAGCTAAGGTTAAGGCTGCTGTTGAAGCTCTTGCACCTTCATCTGCTTTAACCCTTGGCAGCTTTACGTCTCTTTCTGGTACTAGTAGCTTTGAATTTACAGTACCAACCTCGGCTACAGAAATAAATCTCAACTTTGTTGATGTAACGTACACTGGATCTACATTTGTTCAGTTAAAGGTAGGTGGAACGGCTGTAACATCTGGGTATTATTCTTCGTCAGGTACTTCTGGAGGTGAAAGTGGCTCTACAAGTGGATTTTATATGTATAGCTTTCCGGGCAGGATAGCAAATGGAGTTATGAGTATAAAGAAAGCATCTTCTACTATATGGATGGAAACTCACGCAATAACTTTAAACTTTACAGAGGCGAACGGTGCTGGACGTTTAACTGGGGCTGGCACTGTAGACGGGATCAAGTTTTTTGCCTCCTCTTTTACTGGCGGTCAAGTCTCCGTGTCTTACAGGTAAGGAATAACTCATGTCGTACAAACTTGGAACACGCAGCCTACAGAACTTGTCGGGCGTTAACCCTGATATGGTCGCTGTAGTTAAAAGAGCAATCGAGATCACTGAGGTTGACTTTACAGTCATCGAGGGTATCCGTCACATCAACCGTCAACGAGAGTTACTCAAGGCTGGTAAGTCAACTACCTTGAACTCACGACATATCACAGGTCATGCTGTAGACATGGTTCCTTATCCTGTCGATTGGGAAGACCTAGAACGCTTTGAGCTTATGGCTGAAGCTATGAAAGAAGCAGCAGAAGAACTCGACATTCCTATCGTATGGGGTGGTGACTGGAAGAGCTTCTATGATGCACCTCACTTTGAACTTGACCGAAAGACGTACCCATGAGCAGAGAGATGATTAACAATAATTTATCAATAGGGTTAATCTTAGGTCTCATTACTCAGGGTGCAGCTATCGTATGGACTGTCTCAATGATGATGTCGGACATCGAAAGTAACCGTGACGACATCTTAGAAACACAATCTAGGATCACAAGGCTTGAATCTGCTGTTAATACTCAGGCTGTGTCGATGGCTAGGATTGATGAGAATATTAAAGCTATTCGTGGTGCAGTAGAGGCTATGGCTAATAGGGGGCAATAGTGTTATGCGTACTGGCCTTTGTTTCCTTCGGACATGCTTGGACTGACGGGGGAAACCAGTTGTTCCAATACTGTTACTACGATTGTGGTCTCCCGAAGAATGGGCTTTGGTACGACAGGGTTTACAGGGTAAGCCATAACTATGTGTGTCCTATAGAGGTTAAGTTCAAATGATTGATCCCTTTACGGCATTTGCTGCCGCTCAGACAGCCGTATCAGCCATTAAACGTGGGATACAGCTAGGTAAGGACATCGGTGGTATCTCCAATGATCTAGCTAAGTTCGCTGGGGCTATCTCTGACATTAACTTTGCACATAAGAGGGCTGAGGATCAACCTTGGTATGCTATCTTATTGGGAAGCTCAGGCCCAAGTGCAATGGACATCTTCGCTAAGAAGAAACAAGCGGAGGCTCTTCGTGCTGAAATTAAGCAGTATATTCAGTTTGCCTATGGTCAGTCGGCTTGGGACGAGCTTCTTAAGATTGAAGCTCAAGTTCGTAAGGATCGTCAGGCAACTCTTTATCGTAAAGCGGAGATCAAGCAGACTATTCTGGAGTGGACTCTGGGCATACTGGTGGTGGTATCAGGAATTGGTATCCTCGGCTTGGGGATTTATCTCCTCGGTAAGAAACAAGGGAAGTGGTGATGACGATACTTGATGATTGGAAAGTTCTACCAAGGCTTATGATGCTGGCGGTCACTGTACTGACGTACCAAGCTGTACATTGGTTTATGTCGTTACCTGACCCCAGTGTAGCCCAGAGTGGGCTTGTATCGGTCTGTATGGGGGCTCTTACGGGATGTTTCGGCATCTGGATGGGCCGTGAGTCTAAGACTACAGTTACACCCGCTAAGGTTGTACATGAGGAGAAGTATAGCAAATGATAGGTCAAATCATAAGTTCCATCGGTGGACTAGCTGCTAGTATCATCGACAGCAAGACACAGCTTAAACTGACGGAAGCTGAGATTAAGAAGAAGCAGTTAACTGGTGAGATTGACTGGGACATAGCTGCAATTCAAGCGACACAAAACTCATGGAAAGACGAGTGGATCACACTCCTGTTCTCTATCCCCCTGATACTAG